CCGTACATCCCCGAGGTGAAAGCCCTGGTTGCCAAGGGTCCGACGGGCAACCTGAAGCGGTCGGTGGGCGTGCTCACGGAAGCCAAGGTTCGCGGCAAGACCCAGACGGCCGTGCTCGGTTTCCGCCGTGGCGACAAGTTCAAGAAGGGCGGGCTCGGCTACCACGCCTGGTGGATCGAGAACGGCGTGAAGGTCCGCAAGCCGAAGAACGCATCCATGCTTCGCGTGCCCATAACGATGGCCAAGAAGTACCCGTACCTCATGGGCAAGGTGGCCCTAATTGGGGCGGAAGGGGGCGGGGCTGCCTATTTCCCCGAGGTGGCTGCCGTCCCCGGCACGGGCAAGTTCGGCCAGTGGGCGGACAGGACGCTGCCGCGGATCAGGGACGAACTGATTCAGGAACTCGGCCGGGCGGTGGCGAAGGCTGAAGCCGAGAACGCCCGCCGCGATGCCAAGGGGAAGTGATGCCAGCCACGACGTTCATCGACGAGTCCCTGCTGCAGTTGCTGTCGGTCTCGGCCGACATCGCAGCGTCCGTCGGCTCGCGGATCTACGCCGTCCAGGCTCCGCAGGGGACGACGCTGCCGTGCCTGGTCATCGACCGCCAGGACGCCAGCCGTGGGCCGTACATGCACATGCGGGGGGTGACCGGGATCACGCGGACGACGTACACGGTGTCGTGCATTTCGACGCGGCTGGTGGACTGCCGCAACCTCGGGCGTGCGGTGCGGTCAGCCTTACAATTCAAGAGCACGCCGGCGGTTCGGCTCGTTACGGTCAAGGACGAGAACGACCAGCAAGAGCCAGCGAACCCCGGCGACCAGACGCCCATTTACCGGACGGACCTGACAGTCGAGATCACCCACTCGGAGAGTTGACCAATGGCTGCTGACATCGGACAGGGCACCTACGTTTCGTTCGGAACCGCGCTGCACACCGCGACCGGCTACAAGATCACCGGCGTGAACCACAACGGCATCGCCCGGGCTGTTGCCGACGCGACGCACATGCTGTCCTCGGCCAAGGAGTTCGTGGCATCGTCCATCTACGACCCCGGCGAACTGTCGGTCGAGGTGCTGCACGACCCTGCTGTGAAGCCCGTCGCCGACCTGGCGAACGTCGCCACCAATCAGGTGGTGAGCGTGTACTGGGCCAACGGTGGCACGGCTGTGACGCTGTGGTCGGCGTTCGGCTACATGACCGGCTACGAGGCCGGTGCCCAGATGGAAGACATGCAGTCGGGCTCTGTGACGATCAAGCTCTCGGGCACGCTCGGCTGATTGGTGTGACGCAGGGAGGCGCGCATGGCTCTGAGTCGTGATGAGTTCCTACAGCGACGGCAACCGCTGGCGAAGGTGTTGGTGCCCGTGCCGGAACTCGGTGAGGGTAGCGAGGTCTACGTCAGCAAGTTGACCGCCAAGGGCCGCAACCGGCTCGAGGAAATTGTTGGCGGCGGCAAGGGTGGCGTGAGCCTCAACAACCTGTCCGCCAAGATCGTGACGCTCGTTTGCGTGGCTGAAGACGGCAAGCAGTTGTTCAGCGAAGCAGACGAGGCCGCCATCGGTGCCTACGACTGGGAGGCTGTGCAGCGGATCGTGCAAGCCGCTTTTGAACTCAACGGCATGCTTGCCAATCCCGTGGAGGAAGCGGCGGGAAAATAGAGGCGTCTCCGGTGCTGCTGTTCCTCTACCGGCTGGCGCTGAAGATGGGACGGGTGGACGTTGACGCTCTCGCGGAGGAGATGTCGGTCGATCAGTTATACGGGTGGATGGGGTACTACTTATTGGAGCCGTGGGGCGACGAATGGCTCCGGTCGGCAATGAGTATGACCCAGTTCTCCAACGCCTACCGGGGCAAGAACTCGCCGGTTAAGAAGGTTGACGACTTCATGCCCGTGCCGAAGCGGGCCCAAACGCCGCAGCAGATTCTCGCCGCACTCAACGCAATCCCACTACCGGGCTGACGCATGGCCAAGAACTTCGGAAGGGTCAACGTCAGCATCACGGCCAGCACTGGCGGGCTGACGGCTGGGCTTGCTCGAGCAGGGAAGAGCCTCGGCGGGTTTGCCAGCACGGTCGGCTCGGCGGTGAACCCGCTGCGAATGCTGGGCAGCGTCGCCGGATCTACGTTCGGCCAACTGTCGATGTTCTCCATGGCACAGTCGGCCGTGAACACGTTCACGTCGATGACCGCTGCCGCGGCCGAGAGTATCGACGTGCAGAGCAAACTGAGCCGCCGGCTGGGCACGACCTACGGCGAACTCGCTGGGCTCAAACTGGCCGGCGACCTGGCTGGCGTCGGCATCGAGCAGATCGGCACGGCGATGACCAAGTCGGACGTTGCCATGCAAAAGGCCGTGGGCGGGTCGAAGCAAGCCCAAAAGGCTTTCGCCAACCTTGGGCTGGATGCTGGGCAACTGCAGGGCATGTCGAGTGCGGACAGGTTTGAGGCCATTGCCTCGGCCATCGCCAACATCCAGAGCCCGGCAGAGCGTGCGGCCGCGGCTGTGGCGCTGTTCGGCCGCAGTGGCGCAACCATGCTGCCGCTGTTCGAGGGCGGGGCAGAGTCGATCCGCAAGGCCCGTCAGGAAGCGGAGCGGTTCGGCCTGACGCTGACGAACGCCCAGGGGCAGAACGTCGAGAACATGAACGACTCGTTCACGCGGGTCTATGCGTCGATTCAGGGCATCGTGCAGCAGGTCGTCGCTCACCTCGCGCCGGCTGTCACCGGGATCGCCCAGACGTTCACCGACTACGTTGGAACCATCGGCGGTGCCAACATCGGGCAGGCCATTGGCGAAGCGTTACTGAACGCTGCGGAGTACCTTGCCGGTGTCGGCGACTACCTCATCGCGAACTTCGCCCCATCGGTTCAGAAGGTGTTTGCCTACCTCTCGCAAATCGGCGGGCAGTGGAACTCGATATTTCAGTTCGGATCCCGTGTTGCCTCGCTCTTCGCCAGCGTCGGACGGACGTTGGAAGCGGCGTTTGGCTTGCTCATCTTGGGCATCACTGGCCCAATTGAGGGATTACTGTTCGCCATCAAGAAGATCGGTGACGCGGCGTTCCTAGACACGTCGGGCATCGACGCTACCGTCCAGCAGATGAATGCCTTCAACAAGCAGGTCAGCAAGGACATCGACACGAACTTCGGCAAGGCGGCCGAGAACTTCAAGGCTGCATTCGCGGATGACGTGGCGCCGGCGGCTGGGGCTGCAATCGCCACGCCGCTGACGGATGCAGTGAAAGGCTTTCGCGACGCCGCGCAATCCGCCGCGTCGTCTGTCGATAAGGCACAGACCCAAGCCGGCAGCCAGTCTTCTGTTGTCGCACAGGTCCGCATCAACTCCGCAGACCTCAAGGCCATCGTCGTCGGCAGCAGCGAGGGCGAGTCCTTCCGTAATTCCATCATGCGTGGGGCCGACCCGCGGCTCGACGTGAAGGAAGACGCGAAGCGGACCGCCGACAACACGGAACGGGCCGCTGACGCTCTCGACGAAATGGCCAGCAACCTCACCGGATTCGGACTGGCGACACTCACCGCATAGCCATGGCAATCGTATCCGTCCACCAACTGCGTTCGTTTGAATACTCCGAATCCAAGGGGTCCAAGGGCTCCGTGGACATAAAGGGGTCCGTTGATCTGCTGGCCAAGTTCGACGGCGAGGTTGATTTCAATGTGCTGATCAACGACACCACGACCTGGCCGACGTTCTACAACCGCAAGATCCCGCAACTGAACGACCTAGAGCTGGTCGGCGGCATCCCGTTCTACGTCACCTCGCGCAAGTTCGGCTATTTAAAGGGCGAGGAGCAGGAGCGGGCGGCCAAGATCACCATTGAGTACGACAACAAGCGAGAGGAGCCGCAAGACCCAGACGAGGAAAAGCCAGAAGGCACTGACGCTGAGACGTGGAAGAAGATCACGGTAACCACCGAGCAGCAGCAAGTGCCGCTGACCGACGAAGGGCCAGACGGCACGGCGGGCGGGGAGCCAGCGAGGAACTCCGCTGGCGATCCAGTGGATGGACTGACCGAGAATCGATGCCTTGCCAAGCTGACCTACACCAACAGCCAAGTAACAGATCCAAACTTCGCCTGGCTTTTGTCGTTCACCAACAAGACGAACCGGTTTGACTTTCTCGGCTGCACTCGTCGCACGCTGCTTTGCCAGGGATTCAATGCCGATTACGACGACAAGCGGCAGCTGTGGACGATCAGCGTCGAATGGCTATACGACCCCAAGCAGCACGTCGTCACCTACTACGACGCGGGGTTCAACGAAAAGATCAACGGCGAACGCCGCGCGATCCTTGACGTGGCCGGAAACCCCGTCAGTAAGCCAGTGCCGCTTGATGGAGCCGGCGTGGCCGTGCCAATAGCACTCGCCACAGCCTATGGGCCTGGCGTGGCGAACGCCAACCTCAAGAAGCTCTACGCCTACCCGTACAAAGAAGTGGACATGGTAGACATCTTCGCGTTTGGAGGCATCTAATGTCAGACGAAATCAAGGCATCGCTCACGCTGAGCGTGTCGAACGGCAACTACAGCGAGCGGTTTGCTTCGTCAGGCGTGAGCGTTGACCAGACGACTCAGGCCGGCGCGGGTGCAGTCGTGACGGTCGGCACTGCCGTGCAGACGCTGTCTCTGGGTAACGTGACTGCGGCCGGCTACGCGGCGTTCCGCAACCTCTCGACTCTGACGAGCGGCACGCACGCCATCTTCGTTGGTTCGTACGACGGCACGAACAATCAAGAGGTGGTGAAGCTCCAGCGTGGAATGGCCGCCGTCCTGCCGCTTGTGCCAACCATTACCATCGGCGTGCGGGCGGTGACGAGCACGCAGTACACCTCGGCGGCCCGGCTGCAATACCTCGTCCTGTCGGAGTGAGGCATGGCGACCTACGGGTTTTCCGAAGAGGACGCCAAGCGTATCGGCAAGAGCGTGAGGCTCACCGAGAAGCACGTCGGCAAAGAGCCGCTGTCTGGCCCGTCTAACGATCGCGGTGCGGCAGGCGTCCGCATCATGATCGGGCAGGTAGGCACGGCCGCCTGGTCCAAGGCTTCGTCGGCAGTGATCACGCTCTATGCCGGGCCGCCCAGCACTGCCACCTCGAGGCCAACGGCGACGGCCGGCACGCAGGTGGCACATAACATCTTTGCCGAGATCCCGAGTTCAGCGTACGTGGCCGTGAGCAACAACGGCTTCGGCTGGTACGTCATCGCCGCGGAGTGCTGACCTATGGTGCTCCTGCCCTGCTCGAACTGCTGCCAGACGCCGTGTGCATGCCCGACGTGCAGTTGCTGCCAGTGCGTTTCGTGGCAGGACTTTTTCAACTACTACGCAGTCGATGGCGAGCCTGGGTTCTATTACCTTCGCCCGGACACAGACCTATCACTCTATGACGGGCTGGAGCGCGCCGGCGTTTGCAACCTGACCAGCAACTATCCGACGCAGTCCGCGTGCATCACGGCTTGCCAGGAAGCGTTGATCCCGTTTGGAGGCGAGCCCTACCCAGGCTGGTGCGCTGAGAACGGCAACCCGTGTGGAGCGTGGTACAACCCACAAACCGGGTTCGGCTGGCCTGCTCCGCTGATCGACGGCGAGCCAGCCACACCGGCGATGCTTGAGGAGCTCTGCCCAGACGGGGCAAATCCGCCAGACTTCACCGGCGACGGCCTGACGCACTACAAGGGCAGCGGCCAGTTCACCGGGGCCGGCACGCCGGACATCCGCAAACTGGTGTTCAAGGCCGGTTCTTCCACTGGCGACCCGATTGCCGACGCGCTGTTTGTCCGCGGCACTCGCAACGACTTGCCAGCCCTGCCGTGGCAGGAAGCAGACGACTGCGGTTCGTGCGCCAACCCGCCGGCATACGAATACGACTGCGACCCGGCAACCGACGACAAGCGGTTTTACGCCAAGACCGTGGACTGGGAGTTCACGCATCAAGGATCCGGGCCGCAAGACCCTGCGTGCCCGTTGCAAGCAGACCCGTACACGGGGATCACTTCTGACCCTCTCGGGTTTTGCCCGCCGCAGAATTGCAAGATGGTCACGATCACTGTGACTCGCACCGACAAGTGCGGCAGCGAAGACGTGGTCACGGAGTGGAAGGCGATCGTTTACGTCTGCCCGTGCGTGCTCAATCCGATCATCGGCGTCGATGCTGACACCGGCGACTTGTGGGAAGCGGCCTACGGCTATGACAGCGAGGCGGACTGCATTGCCGACTGGAACAACGCCAACTGCACCGGCAACCAGTGGAAGCAGGTACGGCACGAGATTGACGGCGGCACTCGGCAACTGATGCCGCAAGGCTGTTGCGACGCCGGAGCCTTCGGGGGGAAGTGCTGATGGCAGGCACCGCCGTCGTCACGTTCCGCGGTCAGCCCGACGACGACCGGGTATTGGCCGCTGTGCGGCAGGTGCTCGGCGACGACACCGAGTCCGACGGCCGCATCATCATCACGGTGCAGCGGAAGCCAAGGCCGGTCGGCTACGGCCCAGGGACGGAACTCAAGCGGCTCCTCGGCCGCATCGGCATCAAGGCCGAGCCAGGCTGCAAGTGCACAGCCAGAGCGGAGGAGATGGACCGCCGCGGCTGCGACTGGTGCGCGGCCAACGTGCCGCTGATCGTCGGTTGGCTTCGCGAAGAGGCGACGAAACGCAGCCTGCCGTTCCTCGACGCCGCTGGTACGGTCATCGTCAGGCGAGCAATCAGCAACGCGAGGAGGCGGGGCGATGGCAAAGCGTAAGACGCCGCAGGACAAGAAGCCCGCGTTGCACAGCAGCATGGACGACGCCGAGTACGACGACGACGACGAGGGGCCGAACCCGGTCCCCGACGAGGATGGCAATGTGGTGTTGAGGCGAAGCACAGGCAAGAAGCCAACAACGAAGGAGCGTGCCAATGGCAGGCGACCCAATCACGGAACTCGCTAGGCGGCTGTGCACGACGCACCCTGAGGCCAACACTCGTTCGCTGGCGAGGCGGCTGGTGGCCGAGTCCAACAACGCGATCACGTTTGAGCAAGCCCGCAAACGGATCATGCGGCAGTTTGGTCGCAACGGCGTGCACGATCAACGGCATACCAAGGCAGTGGCACCTCGCCCGGCACGAACGAACGGCCACCTGTACTCAATGCCTCGGGCCATGACGGAGGCGTGGACGCCGCATGTGCTCAAGGTCACTGGCCCGGTCGGCATCCTGTCTGACGTGCATGTGCCGTATCACTCTGAGGTTGCCGTCGCCGCGGCCGTTGGCCATCTGAAGACGCAGCGTCTCGCCGCCTTGCTGCTCAACGGCGACATCGCCGACTTCTACGCCATCAGCCGGTACATGAAAGACCCCAAGCGGCGGGACTTCAAGGCCGAGCTTGAGGCGGTGCGTTCGTTCCTGCAATGGCTGCGGCACGAGTTCCCCGGCATACCGATCGTCCTGAAGTGCGGCAACCACGAGGAGAGGTGGCAGCACTGGCTGTTTCAGCATGCCGCCGAAATCAGCGACGATCCACGGATGAGCCTGACGGCCTGGCTGGACCTGAAGGAAAACGACATTGAGCTTGTCGAGGACCAGCGGCCGGTGATGCTCGGGAAGTTGCCAGTGCTCCACGGCCACGAACTGCCGAAGGGCATGGCGGCTCCGGTGAACGTGGCCCGAGGGGCGTTCCTACGAACACTCTCGACGTGTCTGGTTGGCCACTCCCACCGCACGAGCAATCACGCCGAGAGCAACATGTGGCACCACGAAACGGCGTGCTGGTCCACCGGCTGTCTTTGCGACTTGCGGCCCGAGTACAGCAAGTTCAACCGATGGAACCACGGCTTCGCCATGGTCACCGTTCACGACGGCGGTGCATTCGACGTGCAGAACTACCGCGTGATGCTGGACGGCACGGTCAGGTCGGCTTGACGCACGCCGCATGCTGTCAGTTTTCCAGACCTGAGGAGCAAACATGACGACGACACTGGAGCAAGCAAACGCCGCGTTGAAGGCGGCAGTGCACGAGCGGCTGGGAAACACGCCAGCCGATGACCCGAAGATGGTCGGGTACTCGCCGTTGACGGAACCTCGGCAGGTTGTCGCAAGTACCGAGGAAACGCAAAACGACGAGTCGGACGTGCCGTACATCGAGCACCTGCTGCAGCGGCAGCGGGGCGATTCCTTGCTCAGCGAGACCTACGCCGAGTGGGAGCCGGGATTCCAGACCGTCTCGCCGGCAGAGCAGACGCTGCGGGATGCGATCGCCACGATCCGCGACAGGCACGGCAAGTACGGGCCGCCTACGGAACACTTCCAGAGGACGGCGTCGCTGGTGAACGCGGCGTTCGGCACGACGTTCACCGCGGCCGACTGGGCTCTCGTCATGGTGCTCGACAAGATCGCCCGCCAGATGGGTCCAGCGGCGACCGACGACGCTGCCATTGACATCGCTGGCTACGCGGCCTGCCACCAGGAGTGCCGGCGTGCCTGATGCCCTGCCTGACGCCTACCTCGCCCAGTGTGAGCAGGACGCCCGTCGGTTCTCGGGTGCGTACACCGGCACCTCGGGCACGCTCGCGGCTCATGTCATGCGGCTGCTGGCCGAGGTCCGCCGGCTCAAGGTGGCAGCGGCGATGGCGGCCGAGCGTCCATGCCTGTGCCAGATTCGCGGAGACTGACCGGGCGGCGGGTTGAGTGCGACGACGTGTCCTCCTCCACGTTGCCGCCTCCCCGCTTGCTCGGTCACGCATGGTCCCGAAATCTGCTTCGGGATCATCCAGCGTTTGCCTTGTTTTCTAGGTCGGCTGCATCCTACACGCTGCGTCTGCCTCGGCTTCGCCGTCTAGTCTTCAGCTGGGAGTGCAACGCCGTACTCTGCCAGCAGATCCTGTACTTCAGCGACGGTACTTTCTCCACAGTTCTTGACTTCACACAGCCGAGCAACCGTGAGCCGAGCCAGAGATATGCTGTCCACGACGCCAGCCTTTTCCAGCGACTTGTACGCCCGAAGCGACAACCTTGAGCAGAACTCGCTGAAGTCTATTTGCTCGCAAGAGTCCAGCATGGCGCTGTCGCTCATATCCAAAGACCCCAGTAGCAGCCTCATCGACTTTTCGATTTTGGCTATCGACTTTTTCAGCACCAAGACCTCGCGGGCCATATGAGTGACACGCTTGCGGACTTCGCTTTCCTTTTTCACGTCAGCCTCCTTTCGGCCCGCTCAACCATAGCGGTGCATGCTGGTCTTGCAATCTCAAAAATGGCCATCAACGAAGATCAACAACCGTCTACATCGGCTTCCCCGGCCCGCCTTCGAGGTCCAGCGGCGGCAGGTAGTCGAGGGCCGACTGCTGCCCGGTGATCGCCACGTCTAGGTAGTGGTCCTTCGTCGTCTTCGGGTTGGCGTGGCCCAGGT